TATAAGTGTTTTGAGATGCTACAGCGGTTGTTGTTGGGTCAGTAGCGTCAAGGGTGACTGTCTCTGATTGTACATTGAAGTCTGCATCAAGACCCTGAATAAAGACTGTAATGCCCGCATCATCTGCATCATCTGATTTGAGATGTACATTTGCGGCACCGAGATCCCATGTAGTAGCCCACGGATATAAAGTAGAACCGTCCCAAACAGTTTCTTCTACGCCATTTGCCGGAGAATTGTTTGCGGCAAATTTGTGGATGTGAAGAGCATTGCGGAGTTTACCTCTCGCAAGTTGTACTCTCCAATCATCACCGAATAAGAATGTGCTCATTTAGTCTTTTTTCTCTAAAGCGCTTTTGCCGTAAAATGCGGCGACTATAGCAGCGACTGAAACAAAATAGGTTGGCGCCATATCACCCAAAACCGACGCGCCTGACTCGAGGCCAAAGAATGTAGATGCAACTACAGCGAACGGATATAACAACATACCGTAAAGTGCGAACCAGGCCATATTGCGCTGGGCGTCTCGCATTGCGTCCTCATCCTCCAAACGCTTGCGCTTGAATTCGAGGTACATTGCTTTTTCTTCATCATCTACAATGCCGTCGCCATTTACGTCAGCATCGTGGAATTTCTTATCATCTGCCATGAGAATCCCCTATATTATATTTGTTATGGGTATCTTGTTATTTATAAAGTTTAAAATTTAAAACCCTCAAAGCTACTTATTTTCTTGCCAAACGCTGAATTATCAAATACAGGAGTATCATCATTACCTGCATCTTGTAATCCTTCCTGAGGATCACCCTCTACATCAAACAGTTTCATTCTTGATCTGTCTACACCCAACATAAACCTTTTGTTCCTAGTGGGGTCCGAATATCTATTCTTCAACTGTTTAACCATAACTTGACCTAACTTTTCTATTTCCTCTGTGCTGATGAGCGCAAACATCAAGTCTGCTGTAGCAGGAAGGCCAAATGATTCTGAGGTATCAGTCAATTCAACATCACTACTATTGTATCCACTCCTTGTAGTCTGTGTAGCAGTTACAAGAGGAACATCATGTTCAACTGCTAGTCCTCTAAGTTCTTCTGCAATGGACTTGATGATTGTGTAGGAGTTTGCTGAGGAACCAGCACGGAACCTACTGCTACTACATATGTTAAGGTAGTCAATATATATAATATCAGGTACAAAATTTCTTTTAAGTTTGATTTCGTTGAGTAGGGCTTTGAAGTGTCCCGCGTGTGCTGAGGCCGTCGGGTATTCTTTGACGATAAGCCTGCCTTGGATTTTTTCATTTATCTTTTGTATCCTATCTTCAAACATTTGCTTTGATAGATCTTTTAACTGACCTATAGGCAAATTCATTAGATTGGCATCAATCCTTTCTGCTATTCTTTCTTCAGACATCTCAAGTGTAATATATAAAACATTTTTACCCTGTGAAATGTTATTAGCTGCAAGATGACACATGAAAAGAGATTTACCAACACCTGTTCCTGCAAGACATACATTCAGAGTTTTATTAGCAAGTCCGCCTTCTGTAATCTCATTGAGCATTGCTAAGTCAAAAGGAATTTTTTCTTCTAACCTATGATAAAACTCATAACGCTGTATTGCGTTTTCAATATAGTCATGTCCTACGTTATTATCAAATCCTACTTGTAATGCTTTTGATAACATATCAGGCAAAGCGTCAGGACCTCTCTCCTTATCTCTGCCGTCAATAACCTGAATTCCATCCATTATAGCATTGTAGATTGCTTTATCCTTACAATACTTCTCAGTTTCATCAAGTAACCACTCGTAATCTATCGTTTGCTCATTCTCTTGTTTCAGCCATTCACTTAGAGCGGGTAGTTCACCTTCTGATACTGTTCTATCTTCTTCAATAGAAATAGCAAGTGCTTGTTTTGTAGGAGACTTGTTATATTTATCAGCGTGCTGTTGAATTTTTCTCAACAGTGTTCTGTGTTCACCTGAAAAGTATTCTGTTTTTAGAAAAGGAATAACTTTTCTAAAATAATTATCATCAGTAAGAAGGGTACTTAAAATTATATTTTCCAACCTGTCTTGCATTTCTTATCCTTTTTCTAATAATATGAATTGAATTTTCTTGTAGATTTTCTCTAATAGTTAAATCAGCACTTGTTGGTTTCACAAACATTTTATTAGTATTATTATAACGACTTATGTCTATAGTGTCAAGGAATATAGTGTAGTCCGGATCAAATATCTTACGGGTCTCATGTAAAGGACAAACAAAGTCTGCTATAGCTATTTTACCAAATACTGCTTCTGTATACGCAAGACCACGCATACGCATGGCCTGTTTTAGACGGGAATCATAGTCAAAGTCCCAATCTTGTACTGCCTCTCTCACAAAGTCTGCATTGAGATGTACAAAATCTTCTTGTCCCTCACAAAGTTTTTCTGACAACCAAGTTTTACCCGAACCGGGCAAACCGCACACCAACACTATCATAAATTTAATCTGTTCGTATAAGTTTAATAATCCAACCACTAATATCTTTTGTCGGATGACAGGATGGATTGCCAGGATCTTTATGATGATTACCGTGCCAGCCTTCACCGAAAGTCAACCAACCTAACCATTCATCATTATGAGCATATCCATTTCGATGGGAATATGATATTATCATACCTATAGCCAATCTAGACAAACCGGCTGGGGCTAACCAAGCGTAAACGACAGAAAAAGGATCTATCAACAGTAGTATTACAAGCCACAAAAATGTTAGTTTCCAATAATGTTTATGTTCTATAACTACAGGTTTGTTCCTAACGAGATCTCTAACATACTTCATATCCATTTCATACAGTGTATGAAAAAACTGAGTTCTCAGATAACCTTTATGTACAGGAGAATGTGGATCCTTTTCTGTGTCAGAAAACCTATGATGTTCACGGTGCATTGCAACCCAGGCTACTGCCGAACCTGCTAAATTGATATGTCCAAAAAATAAAAGTATTAGTTCTGTTATTTTTGAGCATTTAAATGATCTGTGAGTAAGGTATCTGTGATAACATATTGTGCTACCCAAGCTGAACATGAGAAAATACATAAGTAAAAGTATCAACCATTCGTTTAGCGAACCGTACACTATCATAGGTATCATTGACAAGTATGCGACCATTTGTATCGCTAATAGATGGTATTTTTTCATTTAATCAATCCACTCTTTGGCTTTTTCACCATATATATTTTCGATACAGTTTTCACAGATAAACAAATCCTCGTTTTCTGTGTGAAAACAGATGGCTGCGTCACCCTGCCAAATAGTTATTTGACAGCGATCACATACTCCTTCAGGCTTCTTGGATTTGCCCGTAAGCTTCTTCGATATCTTGTTCAGTAACTTCATCACGCATTATCCCGTCAACGCTTGAAATAGCGTATCGTTTGTTTATCCATGCCAAGAAACTTTCGTCTTTTAGAATAGGCAACCAAAACTCTTTGTTATAAGTATCCTTAATACGATATTTCTTTTCTTCCACTTCGCCTGTTGCTACATCAACCTTTGAATACCAACCATTGCTAGGTTTGACTACATGACCTGATGCTTGTGCCATGTCAAGGAGACCTGACCATTTGCTGATACCACCTTCAAACGAAACCTCAACAGGAATCTTAGACTTCTCACGTACAAAGCGAGACTTCTCAACATTGATAATAAAGTTATAACCCATCAGTTCAGTACCTTGTTTGTCCTGCTGACGACCAATGATATAGATGTTGTCTGCTGAGTAGTAAATACCTGTACCGCCTGAAAGAATGTCTTTAGGGAACAAACCAATCTCTTTGTATGTGTGATTCACTGCAACCATTGGAATGTCTTTCAGTGTCAAGTGAGGAGTAACCATACGGAACAATGACTTCAACTGTTTTGCTCGAGACATATCTGCTACTGACTTACCATCAAGTGCATCATCAACCTCTTTCTTAGACGCCAAGTTACCAACTGAATCAATGATAATCATAACATGGTCACCACGTTCAATGCTGTTTAGCTGTGACATTGAATCATGCTTCAACTGTTCTACGTCTGTGAGAGGAGTATGAACCACTCGATCTTTGTCAATACCGAAAGTGTCAAAGTAAGACTGAGGAGTACCAAACTCTGAATCATAGAACAGGATAACAGCATCATCATACTTGTCCAGATATGCTTTTGCCAACAACAATGAAAATGCTGTTTTGAAATGCTTTGACGGACCTGCGAATACTGTCAGTCCAGGTGTTAGACCACCATCAAGGCGTCCGCTCAGTGCTACGTTCAATGCAGGTACTGAGGTTTGAATCAAGTCTTTCATTCCGAAAAATTTTGAATCAGTTAGAACAGATGTATCTTTGATAGTGCTGTTCTTTTTTAGTTTATCAATTAAACTCATATATATCTCCACTTAATATTTTCATATTCATTTATAATGAAATTTCTTTCTATAGTAAATCTTTCTTTACCGGGTTCATGGTCTCTCCCGGCATACATATGCGCGTCATCACCAAATCCTGCTAAAAGTATTTCATTGTAACCTTCTTGTGCTGCCTTCCACATTGCTAAAGAACCAGAACTAAACCTTCTAGGTATTTCACTCATTGTAACATTTTCAACACAATCATTTTCTTCTAGATATGTATAAAAAATATCGTTTTTCCACCCAGAACAAACAACACCGTGTTCTGTAAAATCATTTTTTACTACATTTAAACCTTCTACAATGTCTAAAGGTATAGTAGAAGGCACAGGTGTCCAATCTAAAAATATACAACGGTTATTTAACGCATATTTGTCTACATAGACATCGTGCTGTACATATACATCTGTAGCGACCAAAACATCTATATGGATAGTTTCTCTATAGATATAATTACAACCCCAGACAACACAATCATCTGGAATTTCTATACCTCTTCTGCTTTCACCATTGCCTAATATGATGGCTCGTTTATACCCCAACGTATTCTCCTTGTTGTATTATCATACAAAGCCTGTTTAAATATACTATCAGTATAACATAATTTGCTCATGTGTGTCAAGTCTTTAGGTAAACATTTGCCACCAAACCCAGGTTTACCATCTGGTCCTGGTACACTCCAGTGTGAATATCCCAAAGCAGGATCCTCTTTTAACATACACTCTATTGTATTGTAGTCCATCTTATGAGTTTCACAAATATCCTTGAATTCATTTGCAACCGCCACTTTCATAGCAAGAACAGTGTTCCTTGCTAGCTTATACATCATTGCCTCTTTCGGACCCAAATACCAACAACGCTTATTTGGTAATAGTCTCTGTAACTTATCTGTAAGTTTATAGTCACTTGTTATAATAGGCAGAATGGGATCGTCAACATCTTCTTTCCAATGTTTTTCTCTTAGGAACTCAGGCATCATAATGGCATTAGGAAATGAATCTACTTGATCGGGACCAATAGTGCTACGAATAACAATTTGTCCTCGCCATTTCCATTGCTCATAGGCATCTGTTAAAATGGAAATATCAAGTTTACCATCTTCTCCTGTAGGTGTAGGAACACATAAGAAAATATAATCAAACATATCCTCGTCACAGAATTCTGTGCCACCTTTCACAGTGTCATGGATATGTATTTCAGCTTTTGTTTTTTTAAACAAATACTCTGTGGCTGTTCCTACAAAACCATATCCCACAATTAACATCTTCATACAAATAAATCCTCAAGTGTAGACTGTTTCTCAGTGTGCCAACCGAGAGTTTTTACAATTGTATCCAATGGTTCCAAAAAAGCCTTTTGAAACATCATCTCATAATCTATGTAACTATGTATACCAAACTCTTTAGGAATTTTTGAATTGAAACCTAATATATTTTCCCGTATAGTATTGGGTTCTTTTAAGAAGATAAACTTAATTTTATCACCCTCTTGTATCTTCTCGTATTTCTCACTTATATTAAATTCTTTCAGATAGTGGTTATACAACAAACCACCTCGAACATGAATAGGACATCCTTTTGAGTAGATATTACCAACATCTCTATATTTTGACATATTGTTACACCCACGTGGAAATGCTATTTCCTCAGGAGTCATTGCTAAAAAGTCCTTTTTAGTTTTTTCCACATAATCGTGCAATGACTTTTCATCCTGTGTCAGACAAATACGAACAGCCTCACGTAGGCTGTCACGTACAGGTGCAGGAGTTGAGGATCTAACAATTTCAAGTCCCATCACCTTCAAGTCAGGTGTTGTATATCTCACACCCTCATTATCTAACACATTCATAGCATAGCGTTTCTTTGCTACCCACAAACAGTTATCGGCAATTGCCTCACGTTTAAAGAATATCTTTTCCTCAAAGGCATTTGTGTATTCTGCAAGTTCTCTCATTGCCATTGCAATACACGGTTCAATAGCACCCGAACCTACTTTATCTAAAATGTCAATGAGTTTGTCTTTTGGTTTATCCGAGTAAAACTTGTCAACCAGACCTTTTAATGTAATATAACAGGAGTCAGTATCCGTATAGAAACTGTACACCTCATCAGTTGTTTTCAAAGTCTCGTTCAAAAACTCATTAAGTGCCGAAGCCGTCTCCCGTATGATAAATTGCCCGGTTAGTGTGATTCCTTCTGCTATACGGTCATCATAGTATCTGAAGTATTCATTAGCCATCGCACCGTAAAGTGAGTTAAGTTGAATCTTACGTGCCATCTGAAAGTTATTGTACTTTGCTATGAGT